CCCCCTTGCCGAGAATTTGAACTGGCTGCTGCAGACCAACCAGACGATCCTGCTGCCCATTGATCATCCGGTGCGGCTCGCGCAGGGGAGAAAGTACTACGAGAACTTGATCCGGATGCACGGAGATGATACACCGTGGTCCCAGCGGTACGTTCATGCGCAGTACGGAGACGACCCCAGCGGCCTCGCCGTGTTTCGTTCGAGCTTCCGGTCACAGTTCCATATCGTCGATCACACCACTCTGACTCCTGGATACCCCCTCGTCATCGCCCAGGATTTCGGCCGCAACCCCTGGAGCTTGATCTGCCAGCCCGACCATCTCGGTAGGCTGGTTGTCCACGAAGAAGTTGAAGGCACCAACATAGGACTGGAGCAGCATGTCATTCAAAACCTCAAACCCCGCTTGTTTAGAGACTGTTACTTGGGATACAAGATGGCAGTCGTTGGAGACCCAGCAGGTGTTGCCAAAGATTCGATCAGCGAAGAGAGCCCTTTCGACGCTCTCAAACGACTTGGTCTCCCTGCTATCCCTGCTCCAACAAACGACATTGAACCCCGCCTTAGAGCGGTCGAAGCTCTCCTTGTTAGACAAGTGCTTGGAGGACCAGCGCTTGCTATCAACCGAGGTGGCTGCCCTATGCTCTGTCGTGCAATGGGTGGCGGATACAGATTTACGAAAACGAAGCTTGGTGGGCTCCGGAACATCCCGGAAAAAAATGACCCGGAAGGGTACTCGCACGTCGCGGACTGCCTCCAGTACGCGAGCCTCGTCGTTCACGGGTCTATGATGCCGTATATCTTTGAACTGGTGAGGCCGCGTGGGAAGCCAGCGCCGAGGCAGTTCGACGCGCGGGCGTGGACCTAGTCGAACGGCCCGTGCTTTTCGATTTTGGACTCATCTTTGAGGGAGAACAGGGCGTCTTCCAGGCGCTGTGCCTGGATCTCTTCTGTTTCTTTCTTGGCGGCTAGGTGGGATAGCTCGGCTGCTTTTTCGACGGCGACTTTATGGACTTGAGTGGCTTCATCGAGCGCGCGGAGATCGTAGTTCTGGGTCCGGAGAGCGAGTTCCAGGGCAACGGTCTCGGCCCTGAGTTTGACTAGTTTCCGAAGGCGCCAAGCACGAACTTTTCGTTGGACTGTTTGGCTCTCGTAGATTTGGATGACATACCAGAGGATGGCTACAATCGCGGCTAGCGGTGGTAGCCACCCCACGATGGCGGCGGCGATAACCCCGACCGCCCCCGCGTCAATGGCAATGACTCCTGCGCGTATAGGCGATATATCGGGACCAGACATCACAGAGTTCCCTTGTTAATTACCTTTATGTTACAAGGGGATAACTTAACATCTTATGATTTTACCTCGGAACTGGACGTGGTTCTTATCCCAGACGGTGACTAGCTCGGGCCAGCGCAGACGGTAGTTATCAAATGTGAATACTCCGAACCCGCTTATCCAGTTTTTGGGGTTGTCTTCAGTATAATTAACGAATTGAGTGTCGTGGGTGTCCGCGACGCATCCCGGGTCTACCCCGAACCGGGTGCCGTTGTAGTCAGTATAAGGGCAGATTTTGGCGCTGTGGAGGTGCCCGGTAATCATAGTTTTGCCGGAGCGGACTGTGTTTCGGTAGGGCGCGTTATCGCCCCCCAGATATCGATGCGTGACTACGACGTCTTTGTTGATCCAGGTGCTCCATGCACGATCCCATTCCGGGAAGTGGTCGTGCAGATGAATACCTTTGACTCTGGCGTATTCTGGCGCTTTATCGGCGAGACGGGTTTCGAACCGACTATCGTGGTTGCCGAGATTCCAAGTTCTGTAGGACTTCTTTGGGCAGGCATCGAGGATTTCTGTAAGGCACTCTTGGGCCCATTCGATTTCTTCCTGGACGGTGGGGCGACGCTCCCACCCAATTGGCGGGTGCCGGGAGACGCTGGCCATGTCCACGGCGTCCCCGTTGCAGATGAGGGCGTCTGGCTTTAATTCGCGGACCATTTTGACGAGGGCGCGATGAGCGGTGGATTTTTTCTTCGGCCAATAATGGCAATCGCTGAAGACAATAGCAATCCCGTTTTTGATTTTTATGTTGAGTCGGGGGCCGTTATGGACTTCATGTACTCTCGATTGGCCCATGCGCGATCTCCTTGGTTACATCCACCACTTTGTGCTGGACTCGGTCGTCCCCAAGGTTGAACGTGATATTGAACTTGGCGCCCACCGCCTGCGGCTGAGATGCCGCCGCTGTGCCGGATACTCCGGCGATTTCCGAGAGTAATTTGAGGAGGGCAACAACGCCGGGGAGGGGCTCATTGGCTTTGCTCAATCTGGCGACTACGTCTGGTAACGAATCTTCTATCGCAATTGCCGCCTCTAAAGCAAGTCTACGTTTGGTGTTTTGGGGCGCGTTCCATTCGAGGGTGGTGGCCTCGACCGCCTCCTTGAAGAACTTGTTGTCCTTGAGTCGTTCGTATTGCTCTTGGCTGAGCCCGTGTTTCTCCAGGATAACTGGGATATCGTACATGTTGTGCGCGATATCGCGGACCAGCGAGGCCGACCGGTAGATGGTCCAGCCTGTGGGCATGACGGCGGAAGGGACTTCGTGGACGGTGGGCTCGGGGCCTTCGGGGAGGGCTACCGCGGCGGTAACGTCGATTTCAGTAAGCATTTGTACCTCGTAGCCCCATTGATGGGCATAGACCCATTAATTGACTATTAATATGAACCCGGCAGTGTGCGCAAGGGAATTCTCGCGCGAGCGTTGATCTATGGATAATGGTCTCGGCCAACAAGGCGTTCTCAATGTGGTGCCGCCTGCACAATATGAGCAACAACTGCAGGACCGTGCTACAGCTGCAGCCCAAGCGGCGATAGACCCTGGCCAAGACCCGTCTTCGCTTTGCAGTTACGTCCGTGGGCGGTTCGAGATCTTCCGGAATCACCGGAATACGGCGTCCGGCTGGAGCGAGCGCTTGTTGGAGTCTTTGCGGACGTTCGATGGGCAGTACGACCAGACGACCTTGATGATGATCCAGAAATTCGGGGGCTCGACCATCTACCCCCGGGTCACTGCTCAGAAATGCCGTGCGGTATCGAGTTTGCTCCGGGATATCTACCTGTCGCAGGACCGTCCTTGGGGCATCCGGCCGCCGTCGAACCCTGATATCCCCCCCGAAATCCTCCAGTCCATTACCCAGTTGATCCAGCAGGAGGCTGTCCAGGTCCAGCAGACGTTAGGCAAGCAGCCTTCCGGCTCCGATCTGGAGTCCCGCAAAGAAGCGTTGATGGACAGCGCGGAGGAAGCCGCCAAAAAGAAGGCGACGAAACAGGCGCGTGCGTCTGAGGACAAAATAGAGGACATCCTCCGTGCCGGCGACTTCTATGGCGCCTTGGCCGAGTGCCTCTTCGACATTCCCAAGTTTCCGTTTTGTGTGCTTAAGGGGCCGGTGGTCAAGGTTATACCGGTTGTGACATGGGCCAAGGGGGGCGGGAAACCGGCCATCGAGCATAAGCCGACCCTGACCTGGAACCGGGTCTCCCCATTCGATGTTTGGTTCACCCCTGGCGTCTCCGACATTGAGAACGCCGAGATTATTGAGAAACAGCGGATTACCCGCGGGGAGTTGAACGATCTCCTCGATCTGCCGGGGTACGATACCGAAGCGATTCGACAGGTGCTCGACGAGTACGGCCGTGGCGGCCTGTATGACGGCTGGGACTCTACGGATGCGGAGCGGGCGGTTCTAGAAAACCGCGAGAACCCGGCATGGAACCGATCAGCGATGATCACCATGTTCGAGTACAACGGCAATGTGCAGGGACGGACATTGCAGGACTACGGCCTCGCGGTGCCGGACGAATTGCGTGACTATCATGTCCAGTTGTGGTGCATTGGGAACCACGTCATCAAGGCGCATCTGACGCCTAACCCTCGGTCTCGTCACCCGTATTTTCTGACTAGTTTTGAGAAGACCCCCGGCTCGCCTGTGGGCAATTCTTTGACGGACATTTTAGCGGACATCCAGCAGGCCCTCTCGGCGACGGCGCGAGCGCTGATCAACAACCTGTCTATTTCGTCCGGCCCTCAGGTTATGATCGACACGAGCCGGTTGGTGCCCGGCGAGAATGAAGACGACATGTTCCCCTGGAAACGGTGGAAGATTCGGAACGATCCTGTGGGCGCGAATTCGCAGCCCCCGGTCTCCTTCTTCATGCCGACCTCGAACGCGGACACGCTGATCAAGGTTTACGAACATTGGGTGTCGATGGCGGACGACGTCAGTGCGATCCCGAAGTATGTTGGCGGCGGCGCGGCTGGCGGCGGCGCCGGGCGTACGGCGTCTGGCCTTGCTATGCTGATGGGTAATGCTTCGAAGATATTGCAGACGGTGTCGGCGAATATTGACCGGGACATCATCGAGCCGGCGCTTATGCAGTTGTCGGACCTTATTCTCTTGACAGATACTACGGGTATCCTTACAGGAGAAGAGAAGATTAGCGTGCTAGGTGTCAACGTGGCTATCCAGCGAGAGACGATTCGGCAGCGCCAGATTGAATTCTTGCAAGCCACGATGAACCCCACGGATATGAAGCTGATGGGTATTACGGGGCGCGGCAAGGTGCTGCGGGCCGTTTCCCAGACCATTGGCTTGAACGGTGAAGACGTAGTGCCCAGTGATGACCAGCTTGAGCGAATGCACAAGCAGCAGGAACAGCAGCAAGCGCATGGACCTGTGATGGAGATGGTCGAGAAGGGTGTTAATGAGGGCGTTCAGCAGGGCATCAAGAAGATCACGACCGAACTGACGGCCGGTGAGCTTGCGATGCAGCTGGGGATGCCTGAGGGCGGCGCGACCCACTTGGGCACGATGCCGCAGCAGGGCCAGTCACCGGAAGGCCAGGAGGGCGAAGTCGGCTCTCAGGGTACCGGTGGCGGCAGCGCGCAGCACGACGCTGCTGTGGGGCAAGGTAGTCGTCCGCCGAATAGGGCGGGCGGCGGTATGGCCCCGCAGACTCATTTGTTTGGCCAGCAGGCTCAAGGACCGAATACGAAACTTTCCCCGGGGATCGGGTGATGGATATTGGCCGGTACCCCTCAGAGCCTGCGTGTTCCCTTTTCCCAATTCCCTATCAACTTAAAGAGTGGGGCATTGCGGTCCAACAAGAGGTCATAGTTAATTGGCTAAAAAACGAAGCTATTTCCGCGGAGGTACAGCGCCAATATCCTGTTTTGCAGGAAATTCGCGGATGGCGCAGCCAGGAATGCTATGAAGCTGTTCGTGCTTTCGATTGGACCGCACGGATGTATGAAGCTTAATAAACCAGTAACTACCACCGGATAGCGTTCCGGCGAACACTTTGAGGATGCTACATGGCTATTTTGTCCTCGTCCAATTACGACCGCAACCAGCTTGGTCCGACCTTGAAGGCGGTGGTTGACGTCCTCAACTCTGGTATCGGCGGCGGCAATACTGGTCCGACTGGCCCGACTGGCCTCTCGGCCGGCCCCGCAGGCCCGACTGGCCCTGGCGGCGCGACTGGTAATACTGGCCCCACTGGTAACTACACTGGCCCTGAAGGCTCAATCGGCCCGCGCGGCCCGACCGGCGCTACTGGCTACACTGGTCAGACTGGCGATACTGGTCAGACCGGCTCCCCAGGTGTTCTAGGCCCGACCGGCATTCCGCAGGGCGTTACCGGCCCGACTGGGCCGACTGGCCCCTCGACCGGCACTACCGGGAAAACGGGCTTCACTGGCCCGACCGGATTTACCGGCCCCACTGGTGCCACCGGGCTCCCCGGTGCCGTAGGGGCTTTTGGAGCGTCTGGACCGACTGGAGCTACCGGGCGGTTCCTCCCCTTGTTTATTGCGCCGACGTCTAATCCTGGCATTACGGGGTACGTATGGAACCGCAACGGCACTCCCGTTGTGTCAACTGGACCGTAAGGTGAAGTATGGCCACGAATGATATTCTCGCATCTCGCCACTACGACGAAAACACACTCGGCTCGGTCCTTAAACAGGTCGTTGACAAGGTCAATGCGGGCAGTGTGGGCGGGGCTACTGGGGCTACTGGTCCTACTGGGATTCGTGGGGGTTCTACTGGTCCTACTGGTCCCACTGGTCCTGCTGGGATTACCGGTCCTACTGCTGGCCCTTCTGGCCCAGCTGGTGCTACCGGAGTCACTGGCGCAACGGGTCCGACAGGCTATAAGGGGCCCGCAGGTTTAGCCGGCCCGACCGGCCCAACCGGCTACACAGGGCTCGCTGGGCTCACCGGCACCTCGACCGGCCCGCAAGGCCCGACTGGTGTTCCGAGCGGCCCGCAAGGCCCGACTGGCAAGACAGGTTCGACCGGTATGACTGGCGGGGCAGGAACTCAGGGTCCGACCGGCGCGCAAGGCCCTGCTGGCTATACTGGTCAGACCGGCAATACTGGGAAGTCTTTGTTCCAGTTCAAACCGCCTACGGCTGATCCACACGTTCTTGGACAGGTTTGGAGCAATGCCGGCACTCTCACTCGTTCGCTAGGGTAAACCATGACCATTTCACCCGATCCGACACTGCCTGAGACCTATGACGACAGCCTGATCAATCCGATTTTGCTTCAGGCGGTTGAACTGGTGAACAACGGCTATGCCGGCCCTGCCGGCATGACTGGGCCTCAAGGCAACAACCCTACGGCAACCGGTACCACGGGCGCTACGGGCGCCACTGGTGCGCGTGTTGTAGGCCCCGGCGGCGGCCCCCGCGGCCCGACTGGGCACGTTGGCTACGCAGGCTGGGACGGGCCCACAGGGGCTACTGGTGGCCGTCCAGGGACCGGCAATACTGGTCCGACTGGTCCGACTGGCTACCAAGGTACTTCATCTGTTGTTGGCCCGACCGGCCCGACCGGGGTAACAGGCATTACTGGCCCGACTGGTCCGACTGGGTCTACTGGCTCGACTGGTAAGACTGGAGCAACGGGCTTCACCGGGGCAACCGGCATCACCGGGTTCACTGGTCCTTATGGCAGCGATGGCCCGATCCTGAACGACGTCTATATTGCTCCGACCACTGACCCTCAGGTGCCGGGTGCGTTATGGTGGGGCGGTGTGAATGACACTGACTTCCGATTTTCGCCCGACATGCGGAGATAAGACTGTAGGGGGCTATGACGTTCGTTCCTGACCAATATTACCCTGGTGGGATCGTCCAACAACTGGCGAACTACGCCGATAGCGTTGCCGGGCCGACCGGCCCTACTGGTATTGCTGCAACCGGCCCGACAGGTCCTTCTGGTCCGGGGGTGACTGGTCCAACAGGTCCTACGGGCTTGACGGGACCGACAGGCTACACCGGGTTTACGGGCAACACAGGGGCGACTGGTGTGACTGGCCCGACTGGGGTGACCGGTGCGACAGGGAATACTGGCCCAACTGGATCAACTGGCCCCAGTGCATAGAATTGACTTGTAAATTGCTGTGTAATCAGTTACTCAGGGGCGCCCACAGCGCCCCCTTTTCTTTGGAGTCCCCATGAAGCTTTGTTTGAATATGATCGTTAAGAACGAAGCAGCGCGTATCGAGCGAGCACTCAAGTCGTATATGCCGTACATTGAAAGCGCGATGGTTATCGATACGGGGAGCGTTGACGACACAAAAGAAGTGATCGCACGAACTTTTGCAGATGCTGGCAAGCCGTTTGCTATCAAGGACGCTCCCTTTGAGACGTGGTCACAGGCGCGCAATGTGGCTCTTGATGAGGGCCGACGACTGGCTAAACTACATGGGTATGACGCCCTCCTCCTCGCCGATGCTGACATGGAACTGGTTGTTACCGACGCGGTAACATTCCGCAACTTCACAACTCCAACTTCATTGGACATGTACCAAGATGGTGGTGGTATCTCCTACCTTAACCGGCGGATCGTTAGTGTTAACACGACTGGATATTATCGTGGAGCAACACATGAGTATCTCGATATTGAGGCCAGTGCGCAGGTGCCCCACGATGTCGCATATTTTATCGACCATGCCGATGGGTCTAATCGGCCCGATAAATATAAACGTGACATTCGACTATTGCTTGACGATTTGAAGAAAGACCCCGACAACGGCCGTACCTTCTATTACCTTGCTCAGTCTTACCGGGATGCCGGTCAGCTTGATAAGGCGATAAAGTGGTACAAGCGCCGCGTGGAGGTGGGCGGCTGGGACGAAGAGGTATGGCACGCCCAGTATTGCCATGCCCTATGTCTGCGTGACATGGGCAATGAAGAAGGGTTTATCCGTGAGTCGCTGGTTGCGTACAACATGCGGCCGACGCGCGTGGAGCCGATGTGGGAGGTGGCTACCTACTTTCGCAAGAAAGGTATGAACCCGCCAGCGCTCGCGTTTGCAGAAGCCATCGCCCATGTGCCGATGTCCAAGGACGGTCTCTTCGTCAACACGTATATGCATGAAGTAGGCGCCAAAGAGGAAATCTCCATCGCCGGGTTCTATGTGCCGGGTAAACGATTGACGGCGTTCAAGGCAGCGTCTGAGCTTTCGATGAAGACGGGAAACTACGGGGGCACGCGGGAGTTAGCGAGGTGCAACCTTTATCATTATATCCAGCCGCTGGCAGAGTGGTGTCCTTCGTTTAAGTCACAGAAGATTGCCTTTGATGCGCCTGAGGGCTGGGTGGCGATGAACCCCAGCGTGACAAACCATCTTGGTGATTTGTACTGCAATGTGCGGTGTGTGAATTACCACATTGACCAAGACGGGCGCTACATTATCAAGGCAACGGATGGGACGGCGAACGCTGAGAACCCGATTAAAACTCGTAATTTTACTATGTATTTAGGGGGGAACCCGTTTTTAAAAGGGCTGTATTGTGAGATAGTCCCCCCGCCCGATCTACCCTGCGAATTCAACCTTGTTATGGGGTTTGAGGATATACGGTTGTTCTCATGGGGCGGCAACCTGTGGACCTCGGCTACAGTACGTCAGCTTCATCCTGACGGTAACTGTGAACAAGTTATATCGCAGCTTGAAAGTTGGTATGCTCCTCGCCACGACTTGCAAACTCTTCAACAAAAAAACATAAAGCGTATTCTCCGAGAGCCCCGCCAGACCGAGAAGAACTGGGCCCCGTTCGTAGACTACCAAGAACTCCTGTTCATGTACCGCCCCGGCGTCGTGGTGGATACTGACGGTAGAACGATCCGAGAATACCCCACTGGGACGACGGTCGATCACATCAGTGGGTCATCTCAGCTGATACCGTGGGACGATGGATGGCTTGCCATTGTTCATGAGGCGCGCGGATTGCCGGAGGCGCCGTGGAAACGATACTATTACCACCGGTTCGCCCAGTACGACCGGCTTGGCAAGCTTATCAAGTTTTCCCTGCCGTTCGTATTCCAGGACCGTGTGATTGAGTTTTGCGCCGGTATGGCATACCATTCTGGCATCTTGATTATCTCGTATGGATATAAAGATGAAGAAGCTCGTATCGCTATTGTGGATGCAGACGAGGTAAGGAAATTCTTGGATGTCTGACATCAAGCTTGTCACAGGTTATTGCCCAATTGCGAATCACCCCCGATCTGCCGCTGAGTATGGCTGGTTGGGCGAGATTATCTTTGGTAATCTCAACTGTGAGAATTTCACTATTCATCCGTTCTATGAGCATGTGGAATCGACGTGGTTGCACAAACTAATCATGGAAACCCCTTTCAAGATAACTCCTTCCATCGCCGATAATCCGGCCAAGAATACGCTGGCGTACCATTGTGCTAATTACCAGAAGTTTGGCTGGCTTCTTAAAGCTGCCATTCTCGATCCGACCCCCTCGACATTTGTTTGGATGGACTATGGTATTGGCCATGTTAAAGGGGTGACTGCAGAGGTCGTTCAAGACTTTATGGATCGGGTACGCCCCGGTGACTTCGCAATCCCCGGGTGCTGGGAGAAGGATTACGCCAAGGAGAACTCGAACTACCTCTGGCCGAACTGGCGGTTCTGTGGGGGCCTTATGGTGGTGCCACGTGACCAAGTTGAGAAGCTATACAAAGCTATCAAATGGGAAGTGGGTAACCACGTCAAGCGCACTCAAAATATAACCTGGGAGGTGAACTCATTGGCGAATGTCGAGAAGCGCCTTCCGGGGCTGAGATGGTACCAAGCCGACCACAACGAAACAATGTTCACTAACTATGGAGCCCCTCAATGCCTACTGCACTGATCACTGGCGCTGCTGGCTCTATTGGTTGTCATGTTGTCGCGTACTTGCTGGATAATACGGCTTGGAATTTTGTTCTGGTTGATAGCTTCAGGCATATGGGAGAAGCTCCTCGGCTTGTTGAGGTTATGAAATCTAAGCATCGACGTAAACAACGGGTAAAAGTTATTACTCATGATTTGACAACGCCGTTTTCGCCCCGGGAGATGAGCCAAATTGGTTCTATTGATTATATCTTCAACCTCGCCAGCATGAGCGATGTGTATGACAGCCTGGAGAACCCAGTCCCCTTTGTGCAGAATAATGTAGCGGTGATACTCAATGTGCTAGAATTTGCACGCGCTACGAAACCATCAGTGTTTATCCAAGTATCAACTGACGAGGTCTATGGGCCGACTGATGGGACGTTCCTTCATAAGGAGTGGGACCCCATCGTGCCGTCCAGCCCATACTCAGCGTCGAAAGCCGCTCAAGAAAGTATCGCCATCTCCTATTGGAGAGCATACAACGTGCCGTTGGTTATAGTGAATCTCATGAACAACTTTGGGGAAATGCAAAGCCCAAAAAAGTTTCCCGTCATCGTGCAGCGTAAGGTATCCGATGGAGAACCTGTTGTAATCCATGGTTCTCCGGAGAACGACGGCTCCAGATTTTACATCCATTCGTCGAACACCGCCGATGCATTGCTGTTCCTGGTGTGCGGGCCAGAACCTTATTTGCACGTTCCTGGCAAGATGGACAAACCGGATCGTTATAATATCCCCGGCGATGCCCAAGTGAGTAATATGGAGATGGCGAGGCTGGTTGCCGGTTATATGGGCAAACCGCTGGACGTGCGGTACGAAGACTTTCAGAACGCCCGCCCCGGCCATGACCGTCACTATGGACTTAACGGACAGAAGCTACACGACTTCGGCTGGAAATCACCGCGCGGCTTTCACGAGCGCCTTCAAGAAACAGTTAGATGGCAAATGGAGCACCCCGAATGGTTAAAGTCCTCGTCGTAACACAGTCGTGCCAGCGTGATCTAGAGAACGGCCGCCAAAACGCCATTGAAGAGACGTGGCTGGATCGGTGGGGGCACCTGATCACGCATCGTTTTGTTCTGGGCGGCGCTCTAAGTTTTAATGGCTCGTTTGGGAACTGGTATTTCCCGGTGCCGGACCACTACGACGCAGTGGCGTTCAAGTGCCACGCCGCCATGCAGCAAGCGCGAGAAGAGGGGTATACCAATGTATTCTATTCTGATACAGATACATTCATTAATGTGCCCAAGTTGTTGGTGTCTGACTATACACGGGCTCCTTATATCGGGTTGCGCTGCGATCAGGGACATGCAAGCGGCGGCGCCGGATTCTGGGTGTCAGGGCCTGCAATAAAGGTTCTGGCGGAAGCCAAGCCGACCTCTGGGTTCTCCGACATGTGGGTGGCGGACCATCTTCGCCGCGCTGGGATCGGGCTAGACGCGGACAATCGATACTACGGCAGCCCGCCGAAGGACCGTCCGAAGGACTTGATCACTGCCCACCTTGAGGGCGATATCTCGTTGATGCACAAGTTCTTTGAGGGCTATAAGAATGACTAAGGTTCGATTAGTCTCGGCCTACGTCGATCTCGGCCTAACGAAGCGGCCCGCGCCCGATTTCCATGTGTTGGGCAATCAGCTTGAAGCCGCCGCTAAGGGGCGGTCACGTATCTTCCGTAACTTTCCTTTCGCAGAGTGTTGGCTGCCGTGGACTTTTACATGGAACGCCCATCCCCCCGCCAACCCTCGTGCTGAAGACCGTTTCGTCAGTGAATTGGAACATGTTCGTTCAAATTATATCCAGCATTCTCCGATGCAGTGGATGCATACGGCTTGGGAAGAAGACCATAGCTCCGACGTCTTTGTCTGGATGGGGTATTCGATTCTTAAGCAGGGCGACTTTACCGGGCGTCGTATTAAGCCTTGGCATGTAACCGCGTTTCTCGACCATCTTGAAGAGTGGGAGCCGTCAGGTGTCTATATGCCGGGTATTACCGAAAAGGCGCCGATCCAACCTTATGGCGATAACTGGCGGTTCTGTGGCTCGACTATTGTTGTGCCAGCGCCTCATGTTGGACCTCTATATGAAGCCTACAAAAGCACGGCGATAAAGTTTATCCGTGCGTACAAGGCGATCCCCCTCGACCTCGCGATCTGGTCAATGGTTGAGGAGCAGTACCCGATTAATTGGTATCAAGCCGAGTACGACCATACTCAACTGACCAATTTTCCATGCTGATCGTCGGTGCCGGTTTCGCAGGTTGTGTTGTTGCCCGCCAGCTGGCCGAAGCCGGTAAGCAGGTGACGGTGATTGATAAGCGCCCCCACATTGCTGGAAACGCCTATGATTGCTTAGACCCGCACGGCGTTATGATTCATTGCTACGGCCCGCACCTTTTTCATACCAACTCCAAGCGGATCTGGGACTACCTGTCGCAGTTCACGGAGTGGCATCTATACGAGAATAAAGTACAAGCATGCGTGGACGGTGTTCTCTATCCGTTCCCTATCAACCGGACGACCTTCAATCGAATTTTCGGCGATATGGAGTTAGACGAAGAATGCATGCGGCGGTATTTGGATTCAGAAACTGAAGACTATTATGGGATGGATATTAAAACCAGTGAAGATGTCGCTCTTAGTTCTGTAGGGTCGAGGCTTACTGATCTGTTCTATCGGGGGTATAACCGCAAGCAATGGGGCCGCGACCTCTCAGAGCTAGATGCGTCCGTTCTTCGGCGCGTGCCGGTTCGTTATTCTGACGAGGAGCGTACCTTCTTTGATACGTACCAAGCGCAGCCCCTGCTTGGGTTCACGGAGATGCTTCAACGGATGTTGGACCACCCCAACATCCAGGTTGTGCTGAACCATCCATGGGAGAAAACTCGGGGCCGCTTGCCGGACGTGTGGACGGGCCCGATAGATGAATTTTACCACCATTGCTTCGGTCCTCTGCCATATCGTTCTACTCGGTTTGAGCATAAGCATTTTCCGAATAGTGGCTTGAGACAGCCGGTCGCTTTAATCACGTACCCAGGACTGGAAGTCGATTATACTCGGACTACGGAGTTCCGGCATATTACTGGCCAGGACCATACCGGCACTTCAATTAGCTGGGAGTACCCCGGCGCCGAAGACGAGCCCGCCTACCCCGTGCCGTGTCCGGAGAGTGACGAGCTTTACCGGAAATACGCCCGTCTCAGCAGTGCTGATGATATAGTCTTTGTTGGGCGGCTGGCTGAATATCGCTACTACAACATGGATCAAGTTGTAGGGGCTGCTCTTACGGCGGCAAAGAAAATTACCGGTTAGAAGTTATTAAGCATCTCCTGACTAGATGCATTTGATGCATCATTCAGGAGACTACTATGGCCAATGGTTTTAAGTCTGGCGCCAAGGACAGCGGGTCCGTTGGCGATCTTTCCGGCGCCGGCTCTGTTTCCCGCAACGAATCCACCCATAACGCCACGTTCGCCGAGGGGGGTAACACCTCCATGTTTGGCGAGCAGCAGGCTGAGCCGATGAAGTCTGGCCAGACCGGCGATCCGGGCGGCACGGGCAAGGGCGCTGAGTTCGCCAAGGGCGGCTCCAACTCCATGTTTGGTTTTGCGGGCTCCCAGCCGGCACGCTCGGGCATCACCTCGGCGCGCTAATGGCTGTCGTCAAGACGGGGACTAACCGGCCACAAGGCGTTCCCGCGCCTACTCAGGCCAAATTCCTGCACGGCACTTACCCGCCTTCTCCCAGCATGCAGCGGGTGAAGCCGATGGCGAATCAAACCCAGTACGGCAAGCAGCCGAAGTTGCCCCCGTTGGCGGGCAACACCGGTCTTACGGGAGAAACTTGATGTTCAAGAAGCACATGACGCCGCTCACCAAAGGCGGCCAGATGACCGTCCACAAAGGCAAAGGCTCGCAGATGGCGGCCATGCCCAACCGCAGCGCCGTCCAGGGCCTCGCCCGTGGGCAGGGCGGGATGAACGACTATGCCAAGGCCACCCCCATGGCCCAGCCGCAGATGCCTTCTCCGATGCCGTCCATGGGGCCGCCGGATAGTGGGTATTGATGCCGGAACAGGAGCTTACCGAGTATTTCAACAAGTTTCATGCAGCCGATCCCCGCCTGTATGAAAATTTTATGCGGACGCTCGATGCGTACGTCTTTGGGGTTACCGCCGCGGTAACAGCGGCTCCTAACGACGAAATCCTTCGAGCGGCAGGTAGGGCCCAACAGGCCCAAAAGTTTTTGCAACTGGTCTCGGAAATTCCGGGGCTACAACCCGTGCCCTCGTCGCCTAAGCCACGAGCGCCGTAAGGAGACTGTTATGGCTGAAGCTATGGCCCCCATTGATACCAATGTGGCGCTCCCCCCCGCTATTGCCGCCCTCGCCGCCAAAGCCGATGCTGCCTATGCGCAGGCATACCCCCAAGAGCCCCCGGCTGCCGCTGAAGCGCCGGTAGAGGCAGCGCCGTTACAGGAGCCGGCTCCTGTAACAGAACCTGAGGCCGCTCCCGCTCCGCCGGCACCAGAGCTATCCGCTCCGGAGCAACGCAAGGGTGTCGATCCGGCGTCCCCGGAGGGCAAATACTACGCAATGGAGGGGCGGTACCGTGCCTCTCAGCGGACTCTTGGAGAAGTCCAGCACCTCCTGCAGGAGACCAGTAACGAGCTTATGCACTGGCAGAATATCGCACAGGGCAAGCCCACGGCGCAGCCTTCGTATCTGAAGCAGCCGGCGCCGAATCCGGATATTCGACTTATCAACGACCAGGATGTCCAGACTTTCGGGCCGGAGCTTGTGGATTTTGTCCAGCGTGCCGCCCGTGAAGTCGTGGCCCCCGATCTGGCTCAGATCAACCAGCGAACCCAGCAGGTTGCGCAGAAGGTCCAGTCTAGCGCTAAGCAGCAGATGGACGAGCAGCTGGATCGTGAAGTGCCGAACTGGCGCCAACTCAACAACGACGAGCGATTTAAAAATTGGGCGCGTTCACAAGATGTTTACTCTGGGCAAGTACGTCAGAAGATGCTGATCGCTGCGTACCAAAGCGGCAATGCCCCTCGGGTGGCAGCGTTCTTCAAAGGGTTCCTGAACGAGGAACTCGCCACGGGTAACTCGCCCGCGGCAGTGCAAGCTGAGCCGGTTCAACCGCCTCGTCAAGCTGCACTCGCCCTGGAGACGATCACTGCCCCTGGCAGGCCGAAACCAGCAGCCGGCAATACGGCGGTTGCTGCCGAGAAGCCAGTTTTCACGCACGCCCAGATTCGCGAGTTCTATCGGCTTGTCAATCAGACGCCCCATTACTCGGGGCGAGAGGCAGACAAGAAGAGAGACGAAGAGATGATCTTCGCAGCACAGCGGGAAGGGCGTGTCAGAGGGTAACTTGGCGGCTGACTAGGACGAGAAACCAGTAGCCGCCCCACCTTAAGGACGACTACAGATGGCTATTCCTAGCACCGGCTTCCCGGGCGCAACGTCCGGCTCTACGCCTCCGATCTACCCGACCGGGTCTACCTCCAACAACCTTCAGGCGACTGGATTTATTCCGGAAATCTGGAGCGGCAAGTTGGTCGAGAAGTTCTACGCGAGCACGGTGCTCGCGGCGATCTCGAATACTGACTACGAAGGCGAGATCAAGAACAAGGGCGACCGCGTCAAGATCCGCACCAAGCCGACCGTCGCGATCCATGATTATGACGCAGACGGCTTGCTCGGTCTCGACCGCCCGACCGGCAGCAACCTCGAACTCTATATCGGCAACGGGAAGTACTTCAGCCTGATCCTTGACGACGTCATGGAGATTCAGTCTGACTTGAACATCCTGTCGATGTGGAGCGACGATGCTGCACAGCAACTGAAAATTACCGTAGACCGTGACGTCTTGGACGGCATTGTCAACGGCATGGCGGCTGCCAATCAGGGCACCGCTGCCGGCGTCATCACTGGCTCGATCAACCTCGGCGTCAAGGGTACCCCCCTCTCCGTCGTTGGCCGTAACCCGGGCGTTGGACAGGTCGAGCTTATCGACGTGCTCTTGCGCATGGGGCAGGTGCTCGACGAGCAGAACATTCCGGAGCAGGGCCGCTGGGTCGTGCTGCCGGCGTGGGCTGGCCGCATGATCAAGCAGTCGGAGCTTCGTCAGGCTTACCTGTCTGGCGACGCGGTGACTATGCTCCGCAACGGCCGTCTCGGTATGGTGGACAGGTTCACCCTGTACATCTCCAACCTCCTGCCGAACAACAGCACGGATAGCACGAACTTCGCTTCTGGTGAGTGGCCGATCTACGCTGGGCATGCCCACGGTCTTACCTTTGCTAGCCAGATTAGCAAGGTGGAGACTTTGCGCTCGGAGCTTACCTTCGGTCAGATCCTCCGTGGCCTGCAGGTTTACGGGTATCAGATCGTCGATGGAAAGGCGCTCGTGCAAGCCCAGGTTACTCCGGCTTCGTAATCACCGGGGTGATTAATCAAGTGTTAAAGGCCGCCGGGGTATACCTCGGCGGCTTCTTTATGAGGACCGCCGATGGCGCTCAATCTCCGATCAGTTGAAGGGTACATCCGCGACACCCGGCGGCTGTTGCAGGACCGCGTACAGCCGTACCGCTATAGCGACACTGCGATCCTCGTTGGCCTTAATCTGGCCATAGACGAGGGTTTTCGGCTGCGCCCAGACCTGTTCGTGCATCGCGGCCGGATGCGGGTGCCGTCGTACGAGGAAGTCACAGGCGAAGAGGTCCCCATCGAGCGCCAGTTCCGGCAGGCGTTCGTGTACGGGATCGCTGCTCATACGCTGCTATCCGACGAGGAGGACGTGCAGGACGCGCGTTCGAACGCCTTCCTGGTGCGGTTCGAGAATACGCTGGTAGGCGTACGACAGCCTCCGATGCCGCCTAATGCGGGCACCCCGACCCCGCAGAAGAAGGATAGCTCGCAATGATCGACAAGAACGAGGTCGAGCTATTTCTCGCGAACGCCCTGATCAAGCTCCCCGGTGCCTCCGTCCGCGGCCTTAAAACCGAGATGTTTCCGGTTCTCAAGGAGTTCTTTAGCTACACGAACGCATGGACCGAGGATATCGTCTTCCAAGCTATTGCGGATGAGCAGAACTACGCTCTCGTCCCCGTCGAGGGGCAGATCATTCGGCTTGTCGGTGTATGGGACGATAAGGGGATCATCATCCCTGCGTTCATGCAAGATTTTGGCACCATTCGTTTATACACGAGGCCGACCACGACCCCTACAACGACATGGTTCGCGCGTGTTATCAAGAACGTAACCCTGCCGACCACCATGGACGACGTCCCGGTTGCACCAGATTGGACACTTCGCGTCTATGGCGAGCACATTCTCGATGGTCTTCTGGGCAGGATGATGATGCAAAAAGACAAGTCCTTCACCGACTTGACTACGGCAACGTATCATTTGAAGCGGTTTCTAGCCGGCCAGAACGACGCCCGCATGGCTTCGAAGTCCCAGAACCTGCAGGGCGCCCAGTCGTGGGCGTTTCCGCAAGGGACACGCGGGTCACAGCATGGCGGCGTCTCTACCGCATGGCCGTCGAGGGTATTCTGATGCACGAACGAGTATCGCCACCGTCTAGTGCCCGCGTTAAAATCGTCACACCTGATAACGCCACCTTCCAGGAAGCGTACCAGTTTGATGACGACACCGATACAAGCTGGACTTTCTCGAACAAGACCTTCCGCATGGACATCAAGGCCAACCGCGAGGCCACGACGACGCTGCTCTCGCTCACCTCCGGCGCCAGCCAGATCATTGTTGACGATGTGGCGCTCCGTATCCTGCACTTCAATGTGCCTGAGGCGACGCTGACAGCGGCGATGCCGGCGGGCGAATATGTTTATGACCTAATCATGATCGACGCAGACACAATTCGGACGCCGCTTATGCATGGCGAGTTCGTGCTCGATCACGGCGTGACTGGAGGCTGAGATGACGTCTAGCGTTGAGGGTCCTGCCGCAGTCGCAGCCCGCCCCATTGTCGTCGTAGGAGGCCCCACCGGCCCCTCGGGCGGCCCTACGGGATCGACAGGGTATACGGGATATACTGGTCCGACTGGTCATATTGGCATTGCCGGCCCTACGGGGGCTTCTGGTCCCGCATCGACCGTGACAGGCCCGACAGGTAGAACTGGGCCGACCGGCTACACTGGCCCGCCCGGTGCCTCTGTGACTGGTCCAGCTGGCGGCCCTACGGGGGATACCGGGCCGGGCTTTACGGTTGGCGGCACTGGTGCAGGGCCTACAGGGTACATGACTATCGGGAACGTAAAGTTTCAATGGGGCGCCACTTCTGTTTCCCCTCCCGGTGCCACGATCTCGTTCCCTACTTCTTATGTGGATGCCGCACCTAGTATCACCTTAGGAGCGAGCGGTCCTACCGGTACCTTTCCTACCGTCAATGGGGCGACTATAAGCGCCTTTGGAGTGTCGGTCTCTGCGACGGCTAAAGTCATGTGGCACGCCATAGGGTCGTAACATGGTCCACATCGACATCGTTGATTTAAACAGCCACCTTGAACCTCAGACTACGACAGAGGGGAATATTACCCGCTATCGGGCCGATCTGTCTGAAGTGCTGGGGAAAGGTGAAGTTCTTTCTACAGCTGTCATTACGGTGACGAGCCTTACCGCTACAGTATCAACCCCTGTTCTCGCGAGCGCCAAGAAATCCTGCACGTTCTTGGTGACCACGCCAGACGTTGAAACCTTCACATTGACTTTGGAGGTCACTACCAGCGAGACTCAGGATTGGAACTTCACCGTGCCGTTTAACGTCGTACCAGTGAGCTAGGCCAATGTTGTTAGGACGTATATCTCAGCTGGTAGGCGACCGGCATCGCCTGGAGGTCAATTATGAACTTCTTGACGACTGGCTTGAGCCCGGTGAACATGTCAATGACGTCTCTTGTGTGATCGATGCCGGCACTGCGACGGTCGATACCGTTGTGTTATCCCCGAATAAGCGCTCTGTCAGTTTCATCCTTGACGGTGGCACCTTGTTCGATGAGTTCAACGTCGTCGTAATCGCCGATAGTTCGCTTGGGCAGCGCCGCCACGACAATTTTGAGATCTTCGTAGAGACGAATGGCGGCCCTGTCGTCGTCAACCCAAACCTCGACCAACTGCTGCTGTCGGTGATCGGCCCCACCGGTCCTACTGGCGGCGGCGGGTTTACTGGTCCCACCGGTATGGCGGGTGTCACCGGTCCTTCCAGCGGCCCTACCGGGCCTACGGGGTTCACTGGTGCCCCTGGAGGCCCTACGGGGGATACAGGGCCCACTGGCTTCACCGGCCCCGCGGGCGATGTTTCTGCGACCGGCGCCACCGGTCCAACCGGTAATGACGGCCCGACAGGGTTCACCGGCCCCAGTTCTACCGGCCCTACCGGGATGACAGGCTTCACCGGCCCTGCTGGCATAGCCTCGGCTACAGGCGCAACCGGTGGGGCGGGTCCAACTGGTCCAACCGGCTTCACCGGGCCACAGGGGACGGCCTCGGCAACGGGCGCCACCGGCCCGACCGGCGTACAGGGTTCTGGCGGCTCCGCGGGAGCGGCAGGGGCAACAGGCGTTACGGGGCCAACCGGTAATACCGGAGCGACCGGTCCTGTCGATCTCGCGCAGAACTCACATAGCGCGGACTATACGCTTGTCCTTGCTGACGACGGAAAACACCAGCTTCACCCCGCTGCCGATACAACGGCCCGAACTTTTACTATTGATAGTAACGCCAATGTTCCTTGGCCCCTTGGCGCCTGCCATACATTCGTCAACGAACATGGCGCGGGTGTCCTCACGATTGCCATCACTACTGACACCATGCGGCTCGCAGGCGCCGGTTCAACTGGTAGCCGCACTCTCGCTGCCGATGGAGTCTGCACTGCGTTAAAAATCACGGCAACCAGTTGGATCATCTCCGGCACAGGCTTGACCTAATGTCCCTGTGCCGTGTCCACCAAGTCATGTTGATGGTAGGGCAACAGCAAGACCCATTCCTGGGGTCCGTTGTCTTCCTGATGGGCGCGGACGGTACCAACGGCTCGACAACAGTCCCAGACGAGTCCCCCGCGGCCCATGGCAATGCCTCGATTAGCGGGGCAGCCGCAATCTCCACGGCACAGTTTGTATTTGGCGGGTCGTCGCTTAGCATCCCCAGCGCGAGCAACAAAGCTACTTGGCTGCACTCCAACGACTGGACGCTGGGGCCGACGAATACGACTCCGTTTACCCTGGAATGTTGGATCAGGCCGGCGAGCTTGTCCGGCTTCCGCTGTATTATTGGCCGGTATTCGGGCCTTGGCGGGCGCGGGTTCGAGTTTGCTACTACTGGCACGGAGTTGGTGTGGCAGTGGGCGGCGAATCTTTCGACCTCCAACCAAACATTGACCACCTCGGGTGCCGGGTTCGCGATTAATACGTGGTACGCGGTTGCGGTCGATAAGGACTCATCCGGTAAGATCCGTCTGTACGTTGACGGCGTTATGAAGGCGTCTTCGACCCCGGCGGATAGCACAATGACGAACGATCCTGCCACTAACCTGACCGTGGGGGCGTCTTCGATTAGCGATAACTACACTGGATTTATCGAAGAAATTCGTATCACTAAAGGTATAGCGCGGTATGCGTCTGACGGGGGCTACACCGTTACGGCGTCCAGATTCCCCAGAACTTAACGTCCTGTTAAGTCTCCTGGGCGATGCTGCCGCAATGGCATGGCGTGTAGCAAAATCCCTTGACGTTCTTCTGAAACAGGTCAACGAGAAGTGGCCCAATCGGGACAAGTCGAGCGACGGGTCCATTGGCGACGAGGCCCATTCGGCCCGTGAGTCGGACCACAACCCCAATCCGGCAGGGGTGGTGTGCGCTCGCGATTTCACCAACGATCCGAATGGCGCCCCGAACTCCAGGGCCCTTGCCGAGAATCTCGTTGCCAGTAAAGACCAGCGCATCAAGTACTTGATTTCTAACGCCCAGATTTGTAGCGGCACCCAACAAGACCACGAAGCGTGGGTATGGCGCCCCTATGCCGGGACGAATGATCACCGGCACCACATGCATATTTCGGTGAAGCCTAGCCCCGCATTTTATGATGATACAGCGCTGTGGAAATTCGTTGCGGCGCCGGTAACCCCTTCGAAAGCTCAGACCAATATCGTTGCAACTGTTTTCGGGGGCGTCAGCGATCCGAATAACAGCGCATACACAGGCAAACTGTTAAATGACACTGATCTGTATGTAGCGCTGCCTTATCATTTCGCTGAACCACGTCCGCTGGTGTGGGTGGAAAACGTATCCACCCATGACCGGGCCGAAAACGTATTGCCTGACGATGTTGGGCCTTGGAATATCAACAACCCGTATTGGGAGACCGGCCAGCGCCCGCAAGCCGAGGGCGGCATCGACATGAGCGGCCGGAATACCAACAAGGCCGGCATCGATCTGTCGCCCGCGCTCGCCAAGAAACTCAAGATCCCCGGCAAGGGACTCGTCAACTGGGGCTTCATGAAAGACCCGCCCACTCCGGTACCGCCCACGGATTGGAAAGACTTCGATATCTGGGGCTGGATCAAATCACTCTTTGGATGGAGATAACTATGAACCCTCTTGCACTTATCGGTATGCTGCCAAACATCATGAAGGTTATTGACCTTTTGAAGGGGGCGGCGTCCAGCGGTATTAGCGTCAACTCACTTCTCAACCTCGTGCAGAACGAAGACATCAAGGCAATTTTCACGACTCTCGGCGGCATCCTGTTCCCCAACGCCAAGCCGGAAATACAAGGGTCTGCAGCGGCGGTTGTGGTGTCTTCGCCGGAGTATGTGAAACGGTTCCAGAACGCTGCGAACCTGCTCCTTGAGCCTTCGCCGAATCTGGATGTGGATGGGCACTTCGGCGCCATGAGCAAGGCTGCCTGCGAGAAGCTGCAGACGATGCTGAAGATGGAAACTGTTGATGGCTTCCCTGGCGATAAAACCATGGCGGCTGCATTCGACGCGCTCCTCAAGCACGACGCCGATGCCAAGCTCACCGCGGCGCCGATCCATGCGTGATCCTATGGAGACATATGAAAATCTCCACGACAACCACATGCGGTACCACAGTATCAAGCAGTGGCTATTGGACGGGTGTGACCGTGAAGATGCCAACACGATTCGGGAGGCCGTAAAACGGGTTCCCGAACGACGGATCAAGCGCCGACTCGCGCGGGCGCTGCTGCAGGATGATGACTGTTAATGAGATGGCGATCTTCCTTCGTTACCCTTTCGAAAGCAATGGCTAAGGGAGACCAGCATTCGCCGCTGGGCATCTCCCAAGGCCGTGGTTTTCGCAGTGACGTAGGAACAAAGGAAGCCGCCGTTGCCTCGACAAAGAAGCGTTATACAGGACAAACCCCAGGAGTTCTCTATGAAGGACCAATCCCCAGCAATGCCGGTGGTGAAGCCAGTGGAACTGCAACCGACCGATCCGACGCCCTCAGAAGACGTCGCCGTGATCGCCGAACCGATCCGAAGCCCGGCGCTTGATGCCCTTGCTAACGAAGAATATAAGCAGGCACACCGGGAGAACCGTGTTCACAATTTTGTGAGCGACGTCATGAAGGCCCGTCAAGTTGTAGAGCCAGTCTATACGCCGCCTCCGGTGGCCGAAGCGGTCGCCAAGCGCACCAACGAAGAGATGGAAGCCGGCCGCCGTATGGTCGAGGCCCGCGCTGCCCAAGAGGCCCTGCGACCGAAGCGCCCTGTCGATCCGACAGAGGGTCGTATGACGCCTGTATTCCGGCCACGAGATTTTATTCCTGACCCGAAGAAGAACCAGGGGCAGGTACGCGCGGAGACTATCGCGAGTTCGTAAGGGGATGCTAAGTGCCGGCCATCAAAGCGGAACAGTTTGGGGGGATGCTACCCGCCTGGAATCCGCGGCTGCTGCCGCCCGGGCAGGCGTCCTATTCTAAGAATGGCTACCTGTTCTCCGGCGCCCTGCAAGGCTGGCGCCGGCCTAAGGTTCTGCGCGAGCTAACCCACGCCTCTACGCGCATGGTCTACCGCGTGCCGATTGTCAGCGAGATGCAGGCGGCAGCGTATCTCGTCTTCAAGCTGAACCCCTCCCCCGCAGACCAGCTTACCGTTGGTGACCTGACGTACACCTGGGTAAGCGCGCTCGCGAACCCCCAAGACATTCTGATCGGCGCCAATACCGGCGAGAGCGCTGCCAATTTTACCGCCGCACTGACAGTTGACAGTGGTGAGCGTACAAATGAGAATATCCTGTATGGACCCGGTACAAGTCCGAACGGTGAGGTTCATTATAATCTACCCGGTACTACCCCACTGTCGGGGCTCTCTGCGCCCTCCGTGAGCAGCGTAGAGATCGGTGGCCCCACCTATGTCTACGTGTTCGTAGGAGCCCTGGATTTCGGGGCGGCGTACAATCTCGTCAAGGTGACGGAGACCACCGCCAACGTCCGTACGACGTGGCTGAGCGACCTCAGTGCGCTGGCGAACACCACTACAACCTTCGCCAGCGGCACCAACCCCTCCTTCGATGCCTCGATCACGGGCGATGCGGCATGGCTTGAGTTCGACGATCCCGACACGAACGTCATCAAGTCCCCCGTCGTTGCCGACCAGTGGAATCGGTTCTATTTCGCCTCCCCCAGCCAGATGCCGGAGTACAACACGTACGACCGGATCGTGAACGGCGATGCTCCATGGCTGCTGGGTATCCCGCGGCCTGGGTGTGCGGTGACGCTCAGCGTCACTGGGGGCGGTAATACGTTCACCTTCGGCAACGTGACCCAGGGTACAGGCACGTTTGGCGCGCTCTCCAACCACGTCTACCTGACAAAGATCACCATAACCGGTGACACCGTCATCCAGGACATTCAGTTCCGCGCTGCAGAGGCAGCCGATGTGCCGTCCGCTCGCTTCGCTGGTGTTGTCTACTCCGATGAAGCCGGTGTACCAGGGACGCTCCTAGGCACCGGGCAGGTTATCCTCGGAGTGAACGCCAGCAACCCCAACGAAAGCTCGTTTGTCAACCCGGTGGGGCTGACCAACAACACGGCGTACTGGATAGGTATCATGATAGATACCAGCCTCACGCTGCAGGGTGGCCCTGGTGACGATGCTTCTAACACCTCTTCGTTCTCAAACACGTTCACCAACGGCCCCCCAGGGACCGCGCCAACAGCTGCCGCCGGACAGCCGGGCATCAATATGTGGGGCGACTTCCTCACCAGCGACGTACTGGAGAGCCGTGCCTACGTCTACACCTGGGTCAGCGAGTACGGTGAGGAGGGCCCACCCTCCGATCCGACGCTCCTGGATGGGTGGTCGAACGGTACATGGACTGTCGGGCTGTGGCAGCCGCCCCCCGACGACCTCGGCGTCACCCGTAATCTGAAGAAGATCAATCTCTACCGCACGGTGCCGGGAGTGGGCGGCGCCACAGTGTTCTTCTTCGTCGCCTCCATCGATATCGGCGCCACCGACTATGTGGATAGTAACCCGAACAACACGGTGGCGCTCAACGACCAGCTTCAATCGACGAACTGGTTCCCGCCGCCGGCCAGTCTACAGGGGTTCGTCACCTTGCAGAACGGCATGGTGGCCGGGTTTGTCAACAATGAGGTGTGGTTCTGCGAGCCGTTTCGGCCGCACGCATGGCCGCCGAGTTATGTGTTGACGGTTGACTTTCCTATTGTAGGGCTGGGCGTCACCAACGGCACCCTGATTGTCTGTACCAATACCAACCCCTATGTCATCAGCGGCTTGGCCCCGAATCAGATGACGGAATTGAAGTGCTCAATTCCGAACCCTTGCTCGTCCCGCGGCTCGATCATTGGCGGCGACGCCGCAGTGTCGTACATGAGCCCGAACGGCCTCATCCAGGTCACCTCTTCGGGTGTGGCAACGAATACCACCGACCTGTGGTTCACGCGGGAGAACTGGCAGCAGCTGACGCCGCCGAAATACGGACGCGCGATCTTCCTGGCGTCCTGCTACTACTGCCTTGGCTCGGTGAGCCCTACCACTGTATCACCAATTGATACAACGCAGGCGCAACGCGGCTTCACCATCGAGCTTGACCAGGACAACACGAGTTTCACGATCTGGCCGCAGCCCGGCGGCCACCGGCTCGGGTTTAGCCTGCTCGACAGCCCCACCGACGAAGATGTCCAGAACGTATTGACCGACCCTTGGACGGGCATTGGTATGGTCGTGTCAGACGGTAAGGTATGGTACTTCGACTTCTCAGACCCAATCCCGGAGATGATACCTTTCACATGGCAAAGCAAGCATTATCAACAAAACACCCGGCGGAATTACAGTGCGATGAAGGCATTCTTTACCGTGCCGACGAATACGCCAGCGCAGAACCCGACACGTATCGAAGCCGTCGCTTCCGACCCTGTCTGGTCTACTCTGCCGACCGACAGCTACGGCTTCATCAAGACGTATGTGGACGTGGACGGGACAGGGCAATTGACCCTCATTGATTGCCGCGAGCTTCGCACGTCAGGCGAGATGCTGCGGATCGTGGACGGCTTTAAAGCCGATACCTGGAAGTGGGAAGTGACCGGCAGGGTGTTGGTATCAAACGTGCAAATCGCAACCTCCGTTAAAGAACTGGCGAACGTGTGATGCCCGCTCCTGTTTGTAATCTTACTACCCCGCAGCCGAACGGCGACCCGCGTACACGGCCAATCAACCTGCAGCAGATCCCTGCTGGCGCCACCTTGCCGCAGATCATCAATATCGTGAACAATAACACGCGCATCTTGAACTCTATCAACAACGCCAATTTTGGCACTGTCAACAATTTTTACCAAAGCCCCAGCAATCCGACCAATCCAAGGCCTACTTTGTTCAGGCCGGGAGGGCTGATTGAAGTTAGCCGGGTAAGTGAGACAGTGCGGATTGAAAACCCCGACGATCCGTCTCAGTTTGTCGAAGTTGAACGCATCAACAAGCTACGGTTTCGCGACTCCACGAATGGTGAGCAGTGGGTGTGGAATCGCTAATTTCTTCCAATTGAAGTAATAGCCGCGCCTTCTACGGTTATTAAAGTTCTCAAACTGCCATATTGAAACGTCCATAAAGCGAAACGCGCTATTTAATTTATGGCCTACCAAGACTCCAAATAATATCGACCCCCAAGTTTTGAGAACTGGGGTAAGACGTCCCC